TATTACGAAGATGAATTAGCAAGAGCACTATCAGAAGATGGTTCTGCTGCTAGTACATACATAACTCCTAAAAACTATTACCCGAATATATAATGGCAACAGGAAAATACGCAAAAGCAATATCAGATAGATCAGGATTTGAATTTCCATATAACGAAATGGTTAAAGAATGGAATGGTGCTTTTGTACATAAATCGGAATTCGAAGCTAAACATCCACAACTAGAATTAGGTATACATGCTGCAGATCAAGAAGGTTTAATGAATGCAAGACCAGATAGAGTAGAAAATTCTGTTGCAGTAATATTAAAACCAAATCCTTTTGAAACTATTGCAGCTTCATCAGGTATTATAAATGTATCAGAACAATCACATGGAAGATCAACAGGAGATACTGTAAGATTTAGAGGATCACCATCTACTGCAGGCACATTTGCAAACCCTGCATCATTTGATGGCATAACAGGATCAAACGTTGCAAAAGCTGCTGGATATTCTATTACAGTTGGCAAACGAGATTCTAGTGGAAACATTACTAACACAACAGATTTCTACCACTTTACTGTAGACACAGATACTGCTACAAGTGGAAGTGAATCAGGAGGAGGAGAGAATTGCTCGGCAGGTCCGGCAACTCTAACAGCATAATGGCAGGAATAAGCGCATCAGGATTAAAAACACAAATAAGAAGTTATACAGAAGTTAGCTCTACTGTGTTGTCAGATTCAGTTATAGAAAATATTATTTTAAATGCACAATATAGAATTTTTAGAGACGTTCCTTTAGATGCAGATAGAAAAACATCTACAGGTAATTTTACAGCAGGAACAGGAACTGTAACTGTACCAGCAGGAGCAGTATTCATTAGAGCAGTGCAAGTTTACACTGCAACTGGATCTACCTACACTGGTGCTAATACTTATTTAGAAAAAAAAGATGTAACATTTTTAGAGGAATATATTTCAGCGACTACATCTACTGGAACACCAAAATACTACGCAATGTTAGATACAGGAGCAACTGGAGAAAGCTCATCAAACTCTGGATCTATAATCGTGTCACCAACACCTGGTAGCACTTTTGCATACAAAATTCATTACAACGCAGCTCCAACTATATTTGAAAATAATGACACTAATTATATTAGTATGAATTTTCCAAATGGTCTGCTATATTGTTGTTTAGCAGAAGCTTATGCTTTTTTAAAAGGACCTATGGATATGTTACAATTATACGAAGGAAAATATAAAGAAGCAGTACAATTATTTGCTGCAGAACAAATTGGAAGACGAAGAAGGGATGATTACACAGATGGTACTGTTAGGATACCTATACAGTCACCACCACAATAGGAATTAAATTATGGCATCAACATTTACAGATCTTGGTATAGAAATAATGGCAACTGGCGAGAACGCCGGTACTTGGGGAGATAAAACTAATACTAATTTAACTATCGTTAATACAGCAGTAGCTGGTTATGTAGAACAAGCAGTAACAAATGGTGGCACATTAGCATTAACTATTACAGATGGTGCTGCTACAGCAACTGCACAAAACGCTGTTATAAAATTAACAGGAACAATAACAGGAAACTCTATTGTAACAGTTCCTGATTCAATTGAAAAAACATTTATTGTAAATAATGGCACGTCAGGTGCTTACACTGTACAATTTAAAACAGTGTCTGGAACAGGTGTTACTTTTTCAACAACAGATAAAGGAACTAAATTTGTTTACACGGATGGTACAAACATAAATGAAATTTCTTCATCTGCTTCAGAAACTTTAACTAGTGCTGGAAATTTTACCATAGATGCAACTACAGATATTATTTTAGACGCTGATGGTGGAGATGTATTTTTTAAAGATGCAGGAACAACTTTTGGTAGTGCAACAAACACATCAGGAAATTTAATAATTAAATCTGGAACAACTACTGCATTAACTTTTAGTGGAGCAAACGTAACCGCAGCAGGAAATTTATCTGTTGATGGTAATTTAGATGTGACAGGAAGTTTTGATATGAGTGATGCTAACATTACAAATATTGGATCAATAGCACTAGACACAATTACAAATGATGGAACAGATATTACACTAGATTCTTCTGGTGATATTATTTTAGATGCAGGTGGTGCAGATATATTTTTAAAAGACGATGGTACAACTTTTGGTGAACTTACAAATTCATCAACAGATTTTGTAATTAAATCTACAACATCTGATAAAGATATTTTATTTAAAGGTAATGATGGTGGAGCAGCAATTACAGCATTAACTTTAGATATGTCTGCTGCAGGTAAAGCTACATTTAATAGTGACGTAGTTGTTAGTGGCGATTTAACAATATCAGGTGATGATCTTGTTATGGGAACTAATACATCTGGACATATACTTGTTGCAGATGGAACTAATTTTAATCCGGTAGCAGTTACAGATTTATCTGCAATTTCAACTATCGCGTCTGGAGATACTTTATTAGCAGTAGATGCTTCTGGTGGTGGACTTAAAAAAGTTGCAAGATCAGTTCTTGTAGCAGGACTAGCTACATCAAGTGCATTAAACAATGTATCAGAAGATACATCTCCACAATTAGGTGGTGATCTTGATATGAATGGTCAAGATATTGTATCTACTTCAAATGCTGATGTAGAAATAGCACCAAATGGTACAGGGCATTTAACTGTTAAAGGTAATACAAACCCAGGTACAATTCAATTTAATTGCGAACAGAACTCCCACGGGGTGCAGTTAAAAGGACCTGCACACTCAGCAGGTAGTTCAGCGGTACTAACTTTACCCACTTCAACAGGTACTTTAATTGGTACTGGAGATACAGGTACAGTAACTATGGCCTCATTAGACATTGATGGTGGAACAGAAATAGGAGCAGATATTGTAGACGCAGATTTACTCATTATTGACGATGGAGCTGGAGGAACTAATAGAAAAGTTTTAGCTTCAAGAATTAAAACATACACTAACGCAGATTTAGCAGATCCAACAGCACTTGCAATTGCTTTAGGATAATATATAAAAGGAAAAATAGGAGATAAAATATGGCCAACACGTTCAAGGTAGCAACTTTCGCAGCAGAACCCGCATCGGCAGGTACACCTTATGTTATGTATACGATAGCAGGATCGACTACTGGAGTTGTACTTGGTTTAATACTTACAAACATTCATTCAAGCGCTGTAACTGCAGAAGTAGAATTAGTTAGTTCAACATCAAATAGAAATGGTGCTAACAACGTTGCAAATGGAACATCTTTTTTAGTGAAGGACGTTACAATTCCAGCTGGATCGAGTTTGGAACTTTTGTCGGGGGGTAAGGTTGTTCTAGAAACTGGAGATGTACTAAGAGTTGATTGCTCAGTAGCTGATAAACTTTCAGGTACATTGAGCCTTATGGAGATAACGTAAGATGAGTTATATTGGACGTACTCCTACCAACGCCGCATTAACTGCTGCTGACTTAGCAGACGGAATTGTATCATCAGCTAAAATTGCTGCAGACGCAGTAACTTCTGCAAAAATTGCAGACAACGCCGTAGTAACTGCTGCAATAAATGCAGACGCAGTAACTGACGCAAAGATTGCAGATGATGTAGTCGGCACAGAACACTTAACAGCAAACGAAGTAGACACAACTGCATTAGGTGCAGACGCAGTAACTGGCGCGCAACTAGCAGACGACGCAGTAAATTCTGAACATTACACTGACGGATCAATCGACACAGCCCATTTAGCAGATGCACAAATTACAACTGCAAAATTAAGTACAGCTGTATTTACAGGGGCTACAGACATTGGGGCAGATTTAGCAGATGCGGATTTAATTTTAGTTGATGATGGGGCTGGAGGAACAATTAGAAAAGCAGCTCTTTCAAGAGTTAAAACATATGCTGGTGGAGTTAATACTCCAATAGCTATTGTAAAATTATCTGGAACTCAAACTATATCACATAATACTACAACAGATGTGGCATTTGCTAGTGAAACTATTGATACAGCTAGTGCTTTTAATACAGGTAATTATACTTTTACAGTTCCTAGTGGACAGGCGGGTATCTATCAAGTTAGTGTTAATGTAAGAAGATCAAATTTTAATGCTTCAAGATTTTACTTGGACATAATAACAGGTGGTGGAAATTTTGTACTTGAACATGGTGATTCTGGTAATGGTTCGAATTATAATACAGTTGGTGGAACTATATTTACAAATTTAGCTGAGTCGGAGACTATTAAAATTCGAGTTTATCATAATGTAGGTGGAAATGGAGATTTAACCTCTGATGGAACTTATTTAGCAATAATGAAATTAATTCAATAGGATAAAATTATGGCAATGTTATATACAAAAGTTAAATTATATTTAGAGGCAAACTCAAAAACTTGGGATGCTGAAGAAAATAATATTAAATTAGAAAATGAAGGATCTGGAGATTTTATATCTAGTTGGAACGTATCTGGACTTGATAAACCTACAGATTCACAAATAGCAAGTTATGAAACAGCAGGTAATACTGCTGAATCTTTATTTGATATTTTAGAAACAAGAAGAATATCTTATCCAGATTTAAGAGAACAACTAGACCTTTTGTATAAAGATATGGCCGCTGACAAAGGTGACAAGACTGGTGAATGGTTTAAACACATTAAAGCAGTGAAAGATGCAAATCCAAAGGAGTAGTAAATTATGGCATATATAGGACGTGAGCCCCAGATTGGCAATTACCAAGTTTGCGACGCGATAAGCGTTGTCAATGGACAAGCTGCATATACTATGCAAGTGAGTTCTGTAAATGTAATTCCAGAATCAGTCAATCACATGATTGTATCACTAAATGGTGTCATACAGAATCCAGGATCATCCTATACAATATCTTCATCTACGATTACGTTTTCAAGCAATTTGGCGACAGGTGACTCTATTGACTTCATTTATTTACTTGGTAATACTCTCGACCTGGGTACGCCTTCGGACTCGACTGTAACCTCTGCAAAATTATCAGGTAACTTAGTTACACCAGGTACACTAGATGTAAACGGACAAGAATTAATTTTAGATGCTAATGCAAACACAAGCATTACAGCAGACACAGATGATCAAATAGATATTAAAGTTGCAGGTGCAGATGACTTTAGAATTACAGCAAATACATTTACAGCTTTATCAGGTAGTGGTGTTGTTATACCAGATGGTGGACTTACATTAGGAAGCACAGCAGTTAGTTCAACTGCAGCAGAATTAAATTTATTAGATGGTGTTTCAGGATTAGTACAAGCAGATTTAACTAAACTTGCAGCCGTAGATGCTACAGCAGCAGAGTTAAATTTATTAGATGGTGGAACATCAGTAGGTTCATCAATAACATTAGCAGATGCAGATGGTATTGTTGTCAATGATGGTGGTACAATGAAAACTATACCAGCATCAGATATTAAAACTTATGCTGGTGGTGCTAACACTCCAGCTTTTTGTGCAAGATTATCAAGTGGATTAACTTTAAATGATGTAACTAATACAGATATAGTTTATCAAACTGAATTATTTGATGTTGGTGGTTGTTATAATACTTCAGATGGAGTTTTCACAGTTCCTAGTGGAGAAGGTGGTAAATATTATATTTATACAAGTACTTTTTTCTTTGATAATGAAGGAAATATGTCTGATTTTCTTTTGTATATGCACAGCACAGTAAGCAGTTCAGCATCACAAGATGTTATTGCTAGAGCAGAAAGCACATCAAATGCAACTACATTTACTCAAAGAAATTTAGTTTATTCAATAGTGCTTCCACTATCTGCTGGAGATGCAGTTAAAATTCAAGCATACGCAGATCAAAATGATAGTTCAGCAGCTGGAATAGCTGCTGGTCAAAAAGATTCAATTTTTGGAGCGTTTAAAATTATAGAATAAGGAAAATAAATTATGGCTGAATTAAGTACAAAGGTTAGATTATATTGCAAAGCAAATGGTGTTGATACAGTTGATTTTACAAAAGATGTTTTGTTAGTTAAAGAAGCTGGGCAAGATCAAAAAATTCAAAGTTGGAATTTATCTATTGATGAACCTACTGCTGAACAAATAGCATCATATGAAACTGCAGGTAACACACAACAAACTTTAAATAACGTTTTAACTAAAAGAAAAAAAGAATACAAAGATTTTGGTTATCAACTAGATTTGTTGTATCATGATATGACAGCAGGTAAATTAGATAACACAGGGGAATGGCATAAACACATTAAGGCAGTCAAAGATGCCAATAGCAAGGGGTAATAAATTATGGCAATAATAAAAGTAAAAACAGGTGGTA